TTATGAACGGCGGTTTTTTTGTAGCAAATTTATAGTGCGGCTAGATTGCTCTGCTTCTTTTTCCTTAAGCATGTGAGCGTAGGTTTTAAGCGTAACGTTTACATTAGAGTGACCAACTCGTTTTGAAATGTACGCAACATCAACACCGTTGTGTAGCAGGTAAGATACATGAGAGTGTCTTAGACCATGGAAGCGAATGGCAGGGAACCCAACTGTTTTGGCTAGCTCAATCATTCGGTTTGAAAATATGTCTCTAAACCATTTTTTAGGGAATAGGACACCATTTTCTGACAGTTCAGTGACCAAAGATAATAAGTTATCAGTTACGTCAATTGTTCGATTACCGGAACGTGTCTTAGTCTCTGTATTGGATGAAGTGGCTTTTGAATATGCCTTGCTGATTGTCATCGTATTGTTTGAAAAATCAAAATCATCTACTGTAAGTGCAAGGATTTCACCAACTCGTGCACCAGTCTCTAGTGCGATTAGCACAGCGAAGTAAAATTTATCATTAGGCATTAAGTCAGTATGATCATATAGCCAAGACTGGAGTTTTTCAAAATCACTGGCGCTTAAATAATTGTCGTCATCTTTAGAAGCGCCACCATTTGCTTTAAGGCGGCTGAATATATCTTTCTTTATGATTCCGTCTATTTGTGCGTCTTTAAGTGAAGCCTTGATAGTTGAGACAATGTTATTAACGTATGCTTTGGTGTGGGTTTCACCGTATTCGTTTATCTTATTTTGGAGATACAACGCTGTTAGTTTATCAAGTTGAACGTCACCAATAAGTTTATCTAACTCGTTGGCAAAACTGCGATATTTTACCAATGTAGATGCACGAACTGTTGGTTCTTTGTAGGTCGCAACCCACGTTCGGTAGTATTCAGAAAACTTCATTTTCGCAGCGTTAATATCAGCGCCGTCGATAATTTGAGTTTCTAGTTTGGCAGCCCACTCTGTTGCTTCTCGCTTTGTGTCAAACGTCTTGCTTGGCTGCTGACGTTCCCCCTTGGCATCAATATATGACGCACGAGCACGCCACTTATTACCACGTTTAGTTATACTTGCCATAATTAGATTAAACCTAACCTTTATGTAGTTTTTTTAGGCAGTTTAAAGACATGCCCAGGTCTGGTACAATTGAATACGGAAATAGGGCAGTGATGTTCTGTTTTGTTCGATACGCACACTTACTGTTTGGCGACGGGGAGTGTGCGTATTTTTGAGTTCAAATTTAATATTGTAGTAGCGATTAAATCAGCATGATACAATGTGCTTTGAATCACCATTCGGAATGTTATAATATAACTATTACAAATTGGAATTTATGTGTTTGTTGACAGAATAGAACGATGACATCTTTGAATCTAGTAGTTTATTACCGCTGAACAAGTCGAATCGCAAATAAACTGATGAGTCATCAGGCAATGCTATATTTTGGGTTTTTAATATGAATGCTGTTCCGAATGACCCAGAATTTCCGATGTAATTTTCTTTAGGAACGAGTTCCTTATCGGTATCAATTGAGATATATTCCTGCCATAAAATATTTTCAACATTGTAAGCTTGGAATAATCCAACTAGGTTGGACTGATCAGCATGGTTAATGGTAAGCATCGTGTATATATCAAGCGATGCCGTCCCGTCTTCAGATGTAACGTCCAGCTTTCCGGCGGGAAGTCGACCATCACGTAATGCGTAGAAGGCATTTATTCGTGTGTTAATATCATTTTCCATAAGGGGGTACCTCGTTTTGATTTCTTTTTTGCAATATATCGCTATACTTGTATGCGTTCTTCTGGTGGCAGCTACTTTTATGATAATCGGCGCCGGAATTGCGCTAACAACCGTAGACTACAAAATTTCTAAACGTGCGATTGAAGAAACTAAAGATTCAGACACGTACAAAAAGTTTTTGGAAATGATTGAAAATGGCAAACTGAACTAGCTGATTCGTTGTCCAAGTTGGTCTACAATCGTTCTTTTGTTTGATGTGTTAGTCGAATCACCAGTCACACTACTTAGTAATTGTGTATATTCTTTTTCTTGCTCATATTTCCTGATGGTAACACCCTGGGATACAGTCATTGTCCAGCCAGAAAGACCGAGCAATATGCCAGAACCGATTAAACCCAGAATAATCGAAATGTTCAGTGGATGTTTTAATCCAATAATTTGCGTTGCAGTCCAAGCACTCAATCCGATAGCGACAGTTAAAATGCCAAAAGAAGCTTTTTTATAAAGTTCTGCGTCGTCTATGACACTCACCGACCTTCCTGTTTATGTTGCCTCACTCAATCGAGTGGGGCTTTTTATGTATCCCCGCTAACCATGCGGGGTACGTGTTAACCATTCAAGTGGTCAACGGCATATTGTGCTTCGTCAGCGGTGAACTTCTCACCATAATCAGATGAAAGTTGCTCCTTAATAGCGTCTGCTGACATTGATTGTTGCTTTTGATATTGTTCAGCCTTCTTCAAAGCATTCTTGTTATAGTCTGCCTTCAAGTTGTCGACTGCATATTGCGCTTCTTCAGCAGTGAACTTCTCACCTTGTTCTGATGTCAATTGGTCGTAAATTCTAGCCTTAGACAAGTATTGTTGGTCAGAATAGTTCTTAGCCTTTGCAAGTGCATTCTTGTTGTAATCTGCCTTCAAGTGATCCACAGCCCATTGTGCATCTTCGGCAGAGAACTTTTCGCCATATTCTGACGTTAATTGGTTATAAATAGCTGACTTAGACATGTGCATTATACGAGAATAAGAATCAGCCTTACGCAAGGCGTTCTTTTGTCCGTTCGTTGCATCGCTTGGTATTTCAGATGAACTAGTTGTAGATGATGAGTCAGATGAACTAGTTGAAGATGATAAGTCAGAGGTAGTAGTGGTCTTGTTAGGCTCACCACCAGATGCACCGCCGCCCACTACGATAACAACAACGACTACTAACACCCAAAACCAAATACGCTTGTAGAAAGGCTTTTTTGCCTTGTCTTTCTTTGCCATACCATAAATCTCCTTATTTAGCTTTTAACGTCATTCCTTTGCTGGACGTTTCATCAGTCGTAAATAATTTCCTTTACAATGCCTTCGAAATAACTGGGTAGGTTGAAAATATCAATAAAGTGTTCCCAATTTCTGCATTCAAGTGGCGTATCGCGGTAGACAAAGTCAGAAATCAGTCGGATCGCGTTCTTGTTGGCAATCTTTTCTTCAGTCTTTCTGAACAACAATGAAAAAGGGTAGTACTGTTCACCATTAGGATCTCCATAAATGGCATGGGCCAGTTCGTGAGCTAGTCCAAATTCATAAGTTGCCTTCGTTTCATTCGGATTCATAAATATCTTGTTGAACACGCGGACGTACATATGTGTACCTGTAGTGGATAGCATATCCTCAACGTCAATATCGTGTCGGCGGGCAAGGTTAAGTAGGTAGTCTCTTAACTCACTCAATTCATCGTTCAAACTACTTACCACCTTGTTGATTGTTGCGTGACATTTCTTTAGCCATGTTATATAGAAGCATCTTTTGGTCGTCTGTTAGTTCAGCACCTCCAAACATTACAGGGTTAACCTGCTTCAAAACTTCCTCTAAATCATTGGGCACTTCTGGTTCTGCGCTGGTAGGATGCATCTTGTCAGTGTTACCTAATAGGTAGTCTACTGATACGCCGAGAACGTCTGCTAAAGTACGCAGCGTTTCGGTTTTTGGATTAACTGTTTTATACTGATAAATCATATTTTGAGAAAGGCCAGCTGCTTTAGCGACACTTTGCAAGCTCATTCCGCGTGCTTTTGAAATTTCTTTTATTCGTTCGTACACCGTCATATCAAGGGTTCTCCTGATTTTGATGGATTAATTTTACAGTTTTTACAGTTAAAGCATTGCAAAATTACAGCTGTACTGTTATATTTAATTCATCAAGTAATTGAGCAACAAAAAACAGACCTAAAATAATCAATGCTTTGGCGAGCTAATGTTGATATACAGGCGTTTATTGTGCTTTTTTGTATGCCTTTATATTACAGCTCTACTGTAAAAAATGCAACAACTTGATAATAAATAAACAGAAAGGGGATAAACAGATGAACGAAAAATACCCACCTAATAATAGGTGGGCACGATATCTATCCAAAAAACAAATGATAGATAATTTTGAAAAACCATGACGCTACAGAGGAAATCACATAACCATAAAATGCGAAAACATATTCTTGAGATATTGATTTCATGTATTCGATAGGAGTGTAAAGATGTATCAATTTATAAAGGAAATTCTTGCTTTTTATGGAGCTATATCCATCTTCAGAAGCATCATAATCGAAATAAGACGCTTCTTGATGATTGTTTCCATTAACTCTAGAAAGAACAATACGATTCATCATCTGGTCATATGTTTCTGGTTCATCGAGTGCATCATCAATCCACGTTCCTGGAACAATCCAATTGAAATGCAAGTTTATAAGCGAGAAATCAATAGGCTGAACGTTAGAAACAAGTAGTCCCTGATACTTTGGCAGACAGTTTTGCAACAAACGTTTGAAATCTTCCATTATTTTTTTCAAGAACCGTTGAATCATCTCTAATTGACGAAGATTAGTTTGCTTCGTAAGCATCGCAACCTGCTTACTTACGGCTGCTACATAAGCTGTTTGCTCAGATAAATTCGGAATACTTTGAACAATGTTAACTGTTGATAACCCTGCAAAAGGATTTATGTTATCGGCAACAAGTGCTGGATTATTATCGGTCATTTTTTAATGGCTCCTTTCATTATATGTAGGGCAAGTTAATGACGCTTGCATATTGAATATTATCACAAAAAAACAAAGGAGGTTGCGACATGACAGCAACAACAATTGAAGAACAAGAAGAGGCGCTAAAGCGCAAGGTTAAGAAGCGCATCAAGGACGAAATGTGGGAGCGCAACGATATGAAGCAATGGGAACTTGCTGAAATGATCAATGAGGGAACTGCTCAAACTAATCGCGCAATCAATGGTGAGAATTCACCCAAGTCTAAGGCAATTCGCAAGAAGATTTTCACACTGTTCAACATCACAGACTTATAAGGAGAAATAAACATGACAGAGAAATTAGTTTTACAAGCAGATAACCGTCGAGAATCAGGTTACAAGCCTGTGTTCATTGGTTCTAACTATCACTCTAAGTTGAAGAACTTATCATCATCAACAGGATTATCAATGCGAGTGTTGACTGAAAAAATGCTGGAATTCGCATTTGACAATCTCGAAATTGAAGTATAGGAAGATGGACATTTACCAGAATAAGGAGAACAACATGACAAACGAATTGATTAAGCTTCAAACGAACCAAGAAGGTGAGCAACGGGTTAGCGCTCGTGAATTGTATAAGGTGCTAGGAGTTGTAAAGCGATTCAGTACTTGGTTCAGTCAATACCAAGATATGTATGTTGAAGGTACTGATTGGACGGGCGTACCTGGAGGTACACCTGTTAAAGGTGGAAACGGAAGTGTGCAGTATCTTAACGATTTCAACTTAACAACAGATATGGCTAAGAATGTAGCGATGATGTCTAAGACAGCTAAGAGCCAAGAAATTCGAGACTACTTCATCGCAGTTGAAAAAGAACACAAGGCGTTGATGTCAGACCCACGTATTCAAATGGCAATGGGCTTGAAGTCAGCTCAACTGATGTTAGACCACAAGGACAAGATCATCGCAGAGATGACTCCCAAGGCGTTGTTTGCTGACGCGGTATCAGCTAGTCAGTCATCAATTCTGATTGGTGAGTTGGCAAAGCTGCTTAAGCAAAACGGCGTAGATATGGGACAGAACCGTTTGTTCGGTTATCTCCGTGAAAACGGTTATCTGGTTAAGCGACAAGGTTCAGACCGGAACATGCCAACACAGAAGAGCATGGAGCTTGGCTTGTTTGAGATTAAGGAACACAACCACATCAACTCTAATGGTGTGAACGTGACTACTAAGACGCCAAAGGTGACCGGCAAGGGTCAACAATATTTCATTAACAAGTTTCTTGGTGAAACTAAGGCTTTACTGGAGGTGTAGAAATGGCTAATAAAAATTTGACTGTAGCCGTAAAGGTTACAAAAAAAGACCCAACCAAGAAAGTTGAGTCAATTAATGATTTGAAAGTTACAGTCCTTGGAACAAGGAACGTTTCAGAGAGTCGGTAGCGGCTGTTGTGATCATTTCTTCCCAATCGGAGAAGTTTGAATTTTCTGATACGTATGAGTCACGCAAAGCAGAAACGCTTTCATCATCGAAATCACCTTCCCATGGCGCCGATGAAGCGAATTCATGCCAATTGTTCAAGTTGGTATATTCTTGGATCCAGTCATCAGGAAACAAATCATCTTGATTAAGAGTAGTAGGGTTACTTACTTTTTCAAGGTTTTGTTGTAGACGTTCTAAGCCTGAAAAATCGGCTTTGATATTCATATTTGAATACCTTCTTTCATTTGAATTTATGGAAAGCAAATGAACCTTTGGAAAATCGGATTCAAAAACGTTTCCACAAATAATTATAGCAGAAAAAGGAAATAAACCAAACGGAGAGTTAGCAATATGTCACTAGCAGATTTAATCAATGATGGCCTGAGTTTAAAGGGTAATAAGACCCGATATTGGTTGGCCCATGTAACGGGTGTATCTATCGCAGCGTTATATGACGTATCGAACGGAAAACGAAATAGGTTAACTTTACCTGCGATGGTTAAAGTGGCTATCGCGTTAGATTTAGATTTGAACGAATTAAAGAAGATTGATTGGGACAATAAAGAACAAGGAGAAAAAAATGGCAACTAAGTTTCAAATGACTGAAGACCAGCAAGCACGCAAGGCTGAGTATCAACGCAATGGTTGGCCACAGATTATGACGCGTGAAGATATTGAACTGTACATGCAACGTCAGTGGTTGACCATTCAAAAGTTCTACGGGAGTCGTCCTGATTGGCCAGTACGTAAGGTTGGTGAAGTGTGGTCAGTACCGCTAGATGATTGGCGAGGTTTCTTATCGGCTTTCTACACTGGACGTGTGTACGAAGGGTTAGCAGACGTGCAATACGGAGGCAAATATACAGATGACTAACTTATTGATGGGAATCGGCTTGGTGTTGAGCTGGGTTGCGATTGCAGGTGTTGCGTTGTACTTCGTCGGCAAGCTGGGAGCATATGCACCGGTCAAGCCACGATACAAGAAGCAGATTGAGGCTTACACCAACACACAAGCCAAGAACAAGTATATGGAGGATTGACGATGTTATACATTGCACTTTGGGCGGCGTTCGGCGGGTTTGCGTTGATGATTGTTGCCTACAACATGTTTGAGCTGATTAAGTTTGTTTGGTTCAAGCGATTGGGCCCAACAATCTATTACCTGATCACTGGTGACGCTGACGCATTGCCACGTCGCTAACAATTGAATATGGGTCGCGCATCGCCAGATGCACATCAACCACTTACATGTAATATTTTTTCTCTTACTGTTTGTCTCTTAACAACATGTTGGTGTGTGTCTTGGGGTGTGCGACCCAGAAAGGAATGGAAATGGATGAGTTTACTCCGGTGATGATTTCACCGAAACAATTGTTTTCAATCTTCATCGTTCAAGGTGTCGAAAACTTATTCGACAAAGAGTTGGCTGAACAATTAGGAACTAGCGAGAATTCGTTGAACATGATGCGTGAAGCAAAGTTTTCTGGCATCTTAATGCCGCCTTGGTTGGCGATGAATGTACATCGTCTTTTGTCAGAGAAGCACCATCTTATTGAAGTCACAAAACAAATATTGGAGGACGATCATGGCGGATTATGATATTGGATCAACTGGTGTTGCGAAGTTGCATTACAGCTTTGCACCAGCTAAGGAGTTTGACATCGAAGCAGAGCGTAAGCGCATTCTGCAACATAACGGTCGTTTGGAACACCGTACTACTTGGGTAGCGCCTGGTGAAAATCAGGTGAAGAGAGATGAGTACGAAAGTCGGTACCAAGTGTTCAAGAAGATGCGAGACGCAGGTAAATCATCAAGTGAAATTGCATCAGCTATTGGAGTGTCTAAGGTGACGCTGTCATCGCTTCGTTATCGTGGACGTTACCAAAAAGAAAACGCCTAACGGCTGCAACCGTTAAGCGCGAAAAGGGGTAAATCTGTTTAGGACGATTTACTCCTCCAGAGTACCACAAGGAGGTATGAAATGAAACACGAATTGCGATTAGAAGCTCAAAAACGTATGAATCGAGCCTTCAAGGCAGAACAGCGGTGTAACAATGACGGTACTGTTTCGGAGTTTGAAACGGGCGTTGCCGATGTTTTGAATTGGGTGGCTGACCATGTTTGATGAACTACTTGATCCACATGATGATGAAATACCTTGGGGAGAAGATTTTGAAGGCGAAGAAGTAGCCCAAGGTACAGAAGGTTGGGACACAGATGAAGGATTTGTTCCAGATGAAAAAGAAAAGCTCAAGGCCTATATGGAATTAGTTGGGCATCGGGTAATAGCGGAGGATTGAAATGTTGCGACGAAATGAATATAACCCAGCACCTGAACTGATGGAATCATTGGCGAAAGTGCAATTGAATATGGTGCAACCAACCAAGACTAAGTCAGGTCACTTTGGCAAGTATGCTGACTTGGCTGACATTGATAGCGCTGTACGACTAGCGATTAAGTCATCTAGTGAGCCACTAGCTTACACGCAATCAATCAATACTGACATTGATTCAAATGGTAAGCGGATGGCGCAAATAGTTACAACGATTACCCACTCATCTGGTGAGTATATCGATGTGGAAGGCTTGCCTGTTGAGTTTGGTACAACGCCACAACAGATGTTGGCCAATACAACTTATGCACGACGTGGAAGCCTAGCAGCTGCATTCGGAATTGTTGCTGACGATGATGATGATGGTGAGACCATCACAGCATTAAAGCAGGAACAAATTAAGCACGACAATGTTCGCAAGGCAATCATTGCAAAGCTGAAAGAGGTGTTGAAGGAAGTTCCGAAAGAGAAGATTGAACAGGTATTTGCAACTGGTGGTATGACATCAAAGGAAAACAACGATACTCAACTCAATAAGCTATCAGCAGACAAGGCTTCATTGCTTGCTGGTGCAGCTATCTTTGCTAAGAACGACGCTGGTATCGAGTAATGGATATTTGGGGGCGTATCACTAACATCAGCGGCAATAAAGTAACAATGTCGGTGGAAGATGCGCAAGAGCTGGCTATGTTGTCACTCTACACCTCAGAAGAACGACCACAGGCAGTTATTAGCATTGCTGATGAACGCAGTATTAGTCGTGTACAACGAAAAAAAGCATATGCAATTATCGGTGAGATAGCGAAGTGGTCAGGATATACACCCGAAGAAACTAAGTGGTGGATGAAATTCTATTATGAAGCAGAAACAGGTGATCAACATTTTTCGTTTGCTGATACAGATATGACGACAGCACGGAAATTTATTTCATACCTGCTTGATTACGCAGTTAAGAACCACATACCGATGTCTAAGAGTGGTTTGGCGTATATGGACGATGTAGAAGCCTATATGTATTCATCGTTGAGCCACCGAAGCTGTGTAGTGTGTGGACGCCCTGCTGATGTCCACCACATTGACACCGTTGGAATGGGTAACGACCGAAATCTGGTAGACCACAGAGAAAAGAACCTAATTGCATTATGCCGAGTTCACCACAATGAAGCACACAACATTGGGTGGCCAGCATTTGAACAGAAATATCACGTTAAGGGCATCAAGTTAGACCCTGAAACATTGCAACGTCTTGGAATTATGACGTTCAAGCGAATGGAGGAAATAGACAATGATAAATCGCGTCGTATTAGTAGGACGACTAACCAAGGACGTTGAGTTGCGATACACAACGTCAGGTGCAGCAGCTGGTTCATTTACGCTTGCTGTTAACCGTCAATTCACTAACTCAAACGGTGAGCGTGAGACGGACTTCATTAATGGGGTTGTTTGGCGTAAGTCAGCTGAAAACTTTGCCAACTTCACTTCTAAGGGGTCGTTGGTAGCGGTTGAAGGTCGCTTGCAAACTCGTAACTACGAGAACCAACAAGGCCAACGTGTTTATGTAACGGAAGTTGTTGTTGATAACTTCTCATTGCTAGAAAGCAGGTCAGAAAGTGAGCAGCGACGAAACCAAAGCGGCGGCAATCAGGCACAAGGTGGTTTCAATTCTGCGCCAGCACAAGGTCCATCGAATGGTCAGCAACCACAACAAGGTGGATTCACACCTAATCAAATGTACGGTAACGATGTAACTTCATTCAACGAAGATGATCTACCATTCTAGGCGGTGAGATATGGCACAACGAAGAATGTTTACAAAGGAAATAACAACTAGCGATGCGTTCGTTGACATGCCAGCGTCAAGTCAATTGTTATATTTCCACCTTGGAATGGAAGCAGACGACGAGGGTTTTATTGGTAACGCACGAATGCTAAGCCGAGCATACGGTACAAGTACCGATGACCTTCGGTTATTGATTGCGAAAGGTTTCATCATTGCTTTTGATAGCGGTGTGACTGTTGTTAAGGATTGGAACTTGAATAACAAAATTAGAAAAGACCGGTCTAAGCCAACAATCTATTCAGAAGAGAAGAATCAACTGGTGCTTGATGCAACTGGTGCATACCAACACGTCAACCAATTGGCAACCAATTCGCGACCAGATGACAGCCGGTTGGCAACCAATTGGCAACCAAAAACGGCTGAAAGCGTTGATATTAGTGATGACAACCAAATGACAACCAACTGGCAACCAAATGTCCGCATAGGTAAGGATAGGTTAGGTAAGGATAGGTTAGAAGAGGAAAGACAAGAAGATGATTCGTCGTCATCGCTCCCTGCTAATCCACTGCCATCAATGTTGATGAATTCACTGGCAGAAAATGGTTTTATGTCCACCGACTTAACACCCATGCAACAACAAACACTTATTGCATACGTTGAAGATGATGGCATGGAATTTGGTGTACTGGCTAAGGCGATTGAAGGAGCTTCGAACGCTAACGCAAGGACGTTTAACTATGTTAAAGGAACAATGGAAAAGAAGTTAAAGCAGGGCGTCAAGACTGTTGCTGAATGGGACGCTACCGAAAACAAATTCAAGCAACGCAAATCAGCCGGAGATAAGCAGTCGGATAACGCAAACGTTCCACAGTGGATGCTGGACAACATGCGAGAACTGGAAGGTGAATAATGCGATCAACTAGTGAATGGATGGCAGAGCTTAAAAAGCGGGGGCTATCAGTTAAAACAATGACGCCCGAAGAACGGGCAGAGAAAGAAATTGCGGATGCACAACGCATCACTGCCGAATGGCAAGCGCAAGAACGAACTAAGTATGCACGTATGAGCCTCTGGGGAGAGACACAGGAGCGTTTGTTTCAGTTTTCGAACTGGGATCCGACAATGCAACAAAACGAGCTTGTTGCCCGTGATATTGGGAATAAGGCGTACAAGATTGCAAAGGAACTTCGTAATGGTTTGTTCAATGTTTTCCTGTATGGACAAGCTGGTGCCGGTAAGACATCACTTGCATTAGCTATTGCTGATGTAGTGAAAGACAAGTACACGACGATGTTCGTGTCGGTGGTTGAGTGGCGGAATATGAAGTTTAAGTCATTCAATGATAACTCGATTGCTGAACGTCTAAATGTCGTTGAGCGCTTCATGAAGGAAGTTGACGTACTTATTCTTGACGACTTTGGAAAAGAAACGCAGACAGAAGCTAAGGAAACTGTGTCAGCAATGTTATTTGAGTTGGCTGATGCACGACGTGGTAAGGCAACAATGATTACCTCAAATGACAACCTAGCTGGGTTATCTAATAAGTACGATGCAGCTACCTTGTCACGCCTGATTACAAAAGATACGACGCACACGATTTCAACAAACAAGTTGGCTGACGTGAGAAAGGTTTGATATGGATGAACGACGTTATGAAGTGGTAGCCAATTATTTTGGCGAAGACCACTACTGGAATAATTTGACACTAGATGAAGCGAATGATCAGTTTTACGAAGCACGCAATGTTGTTGCATTTGTGGGTGGTGATGTTTCATCAGTGCGTATTATCGAAAAGGTAAATAGTTGATGGAAAAAGCAAAAATTGTCATCCCAATTAATGCGTTCATTATCAAGCGAAAGCAAAAGGGTGTGCTTAAGGACGTTAAGATGACGTTGAACAACTGGATTCTTATTCATGGTATGCCACACGGACGCATCGTGGCGAATACTTATAAGCACAAAATTCAGGACCGCATTATCGATGTTGTTAGTCAGTCGATTGTCGATGGTTTGCCACCGATTGAAGAAGCAACAACATTTAACTTCGATTGGTATTTACCTGACCGTCGAACTGACCTAGATAACTGGACGTTTACGCACAAGTTCATGTTTGATGCGTTTCAGAACACAACAGTACGTGGCATCGAGTTCATGCCAAACGACAACCTGAACTACGTGCACGGGTTGTTAGATCGTTTCGCTGGCATTGATAAGGAAAATGCACGTGTAGAAATTAGTTGGGAGAATTAATCATGGAAAAGTACAAGGTGACGCACAAATTATTGATAAGCGCAGCCGAAAGATGATGAACTTTACACGGGCGCTTCGAATTGAAATTTGGCGGATGTAATATCACAGACTGAGATGAGCCATTAATGGCGGGATAGGGTGGGTAACAAAGGAGTAAACATGGGTAAGAAAATGCCAACGTATGTTGTGTTCAACATGAACATTGGACGTGAATATCACGAAGTAGTCGATGCTGGTGATGATTTGGACTTGCTGTTAGCACACTACCATGGCAAGGCATATCAAGTCATGGCCGTTAAGTCGGTCGTTGAACGTGAGGAGTGGTAATCATGGGAGTGACTGCAAAGCAGATGAAGGAATACGCAGAAGGACGTGGATACTCGAACTGGTTGGAGTTCCGTAAAGACGCTGGTTACAACGAAGCGCGTGAAGCATTGAAGCAGATTGAGTTGGATGATCATGCGTAAGTATTACTATTTCCGAGATAAGCAAGGCTACTTCAAACTCGCTTATACGCCAGAAGGCAATCGCGTGATTGTGCGGACGTGGAACAAGCGCCAGGCATATCGAACAAGTAGCAAGTGGCTCATCAAACATATGGTCAGCAAGTGGTTAGTTGGGTATTACTATTGGGTAGAAGAAGGATAGGTGGATGAAATTACGATAGAAAAGGGGTGGAAGAATAATGCCACAACCGGAAACATTATATGAGCATGAGCAACTATTCTTTAACGAGCATGCAACGCGTTGGATTGCTATGAGTGTGCTTATGGAGTATGCGGGAGTCGACTGGCTGGACTTGAAACACAGTAAGCCAGAGCTGCTAAAACAATTTGATGAGATTGTGGACCATAAAGTGACAGAGTGGCGGAAAACTGGTGATGAAGCCGTCGCTAATTACGGTCACTTATGATAAACAAAAAGCGCCAGACCAAAGTCCAGCGCCATGTAAAAGAATTTAAGGTAAGTTCATTTTAACATGGTTCGGAGGACGTAGGAATGGCACTTTTACCAGCGGTGAATGAGAAGGCAACAAGAGAAGCAGTTCGAGAGTTTTTTGATAGTGAGTGGCCACGTATCGTGAACATGGCTGATATGGGATATGTTGATTTGAAGTCAGTTGAAATTTCAGACATGCCAAGTGCACGATCATTTGGCAATGCCAACGATGAGCGGTTCACGAACCACACTGATGCTGTGTACTACTACGATGCCGTTGTCCATGCCATCAAGGTTATGACACAGCCACACAGGCACTTCATGTGGTTGCGATACGTCCGACACTTAGAATGGTTACAAGTAGAAGCACTGACTGGTTACAGCACTAGACGTGGTCAAGAGATTATCGATGAAGCGTTTCTGTTGTTCGCTGATAATTTTTCTGACGTTGATGATCTGCGAGTTAAGGAAAGCAGCAGTTATTAGTTGCGCAATTTATTTATTGACTATTTAACCAAGTGGATATACCATTTGTGTAACATATTATAGATAACCTGAGGGGGGTACGATCATGGCTTTAGAAGACAAGATTGATGGCGCAAAGGATCAAGTAACAGGTAAGGCGAAGGAAGTTGAAGGTAAGGTTACTGGAGATGAAACTCGTGAGGTAGAAGGTAAGGTCCAAGGACTATTGGGTAAGGCCAAGGATGCCTTTGGAGATGTTAAGGATGCCGCAGAAGATGTAGTTGAAGACATCAAGGAAAAGTTTGATAAGTAATTTTTTAATACTTCCAAATACGTACTCGCTGTATTTGGAAGTATTCTTTTGTTCCTTTAGCTCAGTTGGTTAGAGCAGACGGCTCATAACCGTCCGGTCACTGGTTCGAGACCAGTAGGGAACATGGCATGGATTGATAGATGTTAGGCCTATTTCATCCCTATAGTGCTACAACACTTACACAGATGTCTATTAATCTTTGCTTTTATAAGCCGATATGGCGGAACTGGCATACGCAGCGGACTTAAAATCCGTCCCTTAATTGGTTGTGGGTTCGAATCCCACTATCGGCATATTCACATCAGGTAGCAATCAGTTAGATTGTTACCTTTTTATTTTATTTTGACTAATTTTACGAAGAAAAGCGCGTATATGGTTCATAAGTGCCGCATGCAAGGTGCGGGCGGTCCAAGTTATTATGATAGAGTAGAAAAATTGAAATAAAGCATGTATGGCGGAATAGGTAGACGCTTAGTTGGACTAGAGAGCAACGAAATGGTGCTAGATGGGACGTGGCCACTTCTCAAGAAGCCTAGCACTATCATGTTAGGTGCAAATCCTAACCGCTTGCATAAACTTGAAAATATTTGTATTATCATGTTCATTATGATATAGTTAATTTTATTGGGAATATTTGCTTAGAGAGACTACTAACGATTAATTATATGATTGTTATAAGATAGTCCATCTATTAATGTTGATTAGGTTGAGCAAATAGGCACGTATTTGTAGCATATTAGGTAATGCAGTAAATTGTTGATCTCCATTCTGAGAGATGAAAGATTCAGGTTTAGTAATAAATGAGTTCGAAACTCATCAGATACATTAGTTATTAAAGGTTATCCAATCGGGTAGCCTTTTTATTTTGCACTGAAAAGGAGTGTCGACATGCACAAGAACTTAATGGGTAAGTTGATTAAGAGTAACAATGTCAATCGTAGGAAGTACACGCACGTTTACGGTGCTAATGAAGTGCACACAACAGAGCAACCGTATGTTCGTATTGAGTTTGATGACATTCGTGATGTACCAAAGGTGTGGGTAGATGGCGATTTAATTGCCGTAGTTAATGACAAATCATTGATTAGCCTTACGGTTGATTGGAATACTGATACAGAGAATCAAAATCATAAGGAATTTGACATCAATTACTTTGATATGACTGACAAGCGTGGTCAATCTAAGGGATTTCGTCAGACCACTGTGATATGAGAATGCATAGGTGTGCAGAGATTGGTTGCCGTGAGTTGATTAAACCAGGTTGGACATATTGCCAGCCACATTATGAAGCACGCATGAAGAAGTATGTACATGCCAAGCAGGCAACGCGGTGCATACATATTACTAATTAAGGAAGGAGTTAGGTACATGGCTAAGATGACACGATGCAGATACGTCAGCCCTGCCGGTGTAAGATGCCACAGGTTGGCAGAGACACCAAACCATTACTGCGAAATGCATATCGAACATGAGGCAGAGTACCAAGCCAAGCGTAAGGAATGGAACGTCAAGCATACGTCACAGTACTACCACAAGTACAACAAGACGCAACGTGTACGCAATGATACCAAGCGGGAACAAGATAAGTTCTATCGGAATAAGCAATGGAAGAATGGACTAAGACCAGCAGTGCTAGAGCGTGACAACTACCTGTGCCAATACTGTGTAGCTAATAGACGGATGACACCAGGCAAGATAGTAGACCACATCATTCCCTATGAGTTCGATCCAAGTAAGCGTGCTGACCTAAGCAACCTAGCAACCATCTGTGCTGCATGCCACACCGGCAAGACACGTTGGGAGCAGGAGTATTACGGTACAGGAGCAGGGAACGAATTGAAGAACGTGGCAGCAGTGCCCGACATTAAGTACTTACCAGATTTTATGGATAGCGCTAAAACGCAATGAGAGCCGTTTTAAGCGCTTTTTATTTTGTCCGGCATAATTACTCGAACACGTTCTGAAAATTAAATGACCCCACCCCATGACCGGCAAAAGAAAAGCACACACATTACTGTGTTCTTGTAGAAAAGTTTGATTTTGAAAAATTTTTAATAGGGGGGTACCCAGCAATTAAGGAGGTGATGTTAGGTGCCACGAAAAAGCTATGAAAGCGAGTCTGACGCGGTTTTGTCGCTGACACCGCCACATCACTTAGGCAAGATTGCAAGTGCTATGTGGCGTAAAATGGTGCCCGTACTTAATGCTTCAAACAAGATGGCTCCATTGGATAAGAATTTGGTTGAAATGTACGCAAGTCAATACGAGATTTATCGAAATGCCTATGAAGATATCAAAGAGAATGGTCAAGTTACCAAAGTTTATAAGACGGTGGTTAACCCAGTGACCGGTGATGTGATTGCTAACGATATGACGGGCTATAAGCGTAACCCAAGTACACAGATTTACTCGGATGCCATTAAGCAGTTGAAATCATTAGGTAGTGAGCTTGGTTTATCACCTGCCAGCCGTGCTGAACTTATGCAATTGAGTTTGGACGACGGAAAAGACAAGCCAAGTGCTACGGAACAACTGCAAGCGCTATTGAATGGAGGTGATGACGATGAGAGTTGATCTAACTCAATCACACGACGTTCTAGGTTGGTACCAGCAACTACATGGCGATTACGCAGATATCAGAACCAAATACAAGGACGCTGGAACAAAGTACGCATTCAGTGTCCTAGATGGTGATGTTCTTGCTGGCTATATGATTAAGCTTGCAGCGTTCCGGCATATTCAAGACTTGGTGCGTTCAGAAACAGATGATTCGTTCGATTACCATTACAACGTCAGGGAAGCCAACAAGATACTTCAATTTGCGAGTGTATTTCCTGATGTTGATACCGGTGAACCAATGCCACTTATGCCGTGGGAAAAGTTTGCGCTAACTCAGTTGGTTGGGTGGCGTGACCACCTTGGTAACAAACGATATACAACGGCTATTCTGTCAGTTGCGCGCGGACAAGGTAAAACTTATCTAATGGCTATTCTTATGGCCTATGACTTCATGATTGAGTCAATTGGATTGTCTAACCAAGACTATCTAGTTGCATCTATCAATTGGAAACAAACTAGTAAATTGTTCGGGTATATTGGAACAGCACTTAATAAGATGACGATGGTTGACCCATGGAAATCGTTGGCTACTGAATCAGGATTGAAAGTTCAAAATGACCAGATTGTTATGAAGAATTTCAACAATGTAATGCGAGCCATTAGTCATGAATCAGGTCAATACGACTCGTTCCACTTCAAGACAGCCGTTTTTGATGAAATTGGTGAAGTTAAGAGTCGTGAAAAAATTGCCAAGATTACTTCTGGCCAGGTCAAGGTGCCCAACAAGCAATTCATTCAAATTTCGACATCATACCCAGACCCAACGGTGCCTTTTCATGACGATCAAAAGGCTGGTCAGCAAATCATGGAACAGGACTGGAACCGCGCAAACGACGACAATTTGGTGTTGGTTTGGGCGCAAGACAGCCTAAATGAGACATTTAAGCCTGAAACTTGGGTGAAGTCGAACCCGTTGCTTGATTTGAAAGGTCAACATGATGTTTTGCTAAAGGGTTTGACAACTGAACGCGACACAAAGATGCTGCAAGGTGATTTGCCAGCGTTCCAAACCAAAAACATGAACATGTGGCTGGCACAATCAACTGACAGCTTCTTAAACTTGGCTGATGTTGAGAGCGCTGTTGTTCCAGACTTCGATATACGTGGACGCCAAGTTTACATTGGCTTCGACTACTCAATGATGTCCGATAACACAGCAATTGCGTTTGTTTATCCTTATGTTGATCCAGAAGGTAATGGACGATGGCACATTGAACAACACTCATTCATACCGTGGCATAAATCTGGTTCTATTGAAGCCAAAGAGAAGCAGGACGGTATCAACTACCGTGAAGCTGAACGACTTGGCTATGCCACCATTACTAGCCACGAACAAGGGATGATTAACGACGACGAAGTTTACGCTTGGTTGCTTGATTATGTTGAAGAAAATGACTTGGACGTGCTGTTCTTTGGTTACGATGCAATGGGAGCCACTAACATGGTGAAGATGCTGGAAAACAATTCAGTGTTCCCACTGCAACCAATTAGGCAGCGCACAGGTGAGCTGAAAGACGCCACCAAGTTCTTACAACGTATCTTTGTTGAAAATTCGGTTGACCGATTAGACGACATCACAATGGAAAAGGCGTTGTTGAATGCCGTGCTACGTGAAGATAGTGTGGGAATTCAAGTTGATAAGACAAAAGCCACGCTAAAAATTGACGTTGTGGACGCTATTATCGACGCCATGACACAAGCGATGTATCACTTTGAAGAGTTTGGAATGGTAAATGATGCCACATGGCAAGTTGAACACATGAGTGCACAGCAAGTTGCGGACTGGTTCAACAGCGCAGAAAGCGGGTTACTTGATGATTACTAAGAAAATTAAAGGCTTGGCACGAGCGATTAGGGCTAGGTTGGACGTTATTTTGTTCAGCTTGGCACTAGTCGTTTTTGTTTTGACCATGTTTTTAACGATTAATGCACTGGTTGGTGGAATTTCGCTGACTATTGCACTTGCTGTTGCCGGATATGGCGTCGTGCTTATCGACAATGGCACCAACACTAACAGGAAGGAGTAACGGAGTATGGCAGTATTCAAGCCACCCAAGATTAGCAACATGTTCGCAGCTACTTCTGACGGTGGCAGTTTAGATGACGGCATTGTCAACTTTCTAACTGGTGGTAATTCAGATTACGTGTCTGTGCGTGAAGCAATTCATAACAGTGATTTGTACTCGCTGGTTTCACAAGTCAGTGGCGACCTTGCAAGCTCACGATTAATTGCGGATGCAACACGTGCACAGGGTATTTTGAATAACCCTGATCCACGAACTAACCCGCACGCATTCTGGCAGTCATTCTTTGCTCAAATGTTGTTCAACGGTGAAGCGTTTGCTTATCGTTGGCGCAATGCTAACGGACAAGACCAACGTTGGGAACAATTACGGCCTTCACAAGTTCAACCGTACATCACCGATGACGGTAGCGGGTTGTTATATCAAGTGTCATTCGATGAACCGATGATTGGTACGCAATTCTTTGGTCAGGGTGACATTATCCACGTTCGATTGATGAGTACAAACGGTGGTTTGACTGGTATCAGTCCACTCACGGCATTAAGCAACGAATTAAACGTAAAAAGAGAGAGCGACAAGCTCACAATTCAAGCGTTGAAGCAGTCGATTAATGCAAACGGTGTGCTGTCTATCAAGGGTGGCGGTTTGCTTGACTGGAAAACCAAGGCATCACGTTCAAAGCAGTTCATGAGTCAATACACCGCTTCAAATGGCGGGCCAATTGTGCTTGATGATTTGGAAGAGTTTAAGCCGTTAGAAATCAAAAGCAATGTTGCAGCACTTTTGGGACAGGTCAATTGGACTTCGACCCAAATTGCCAAGGTTTATGGCGTACCAGACAGTTATTTGAACGGTACAGGCGACCAACAATCGTCACTTGACCAAATCAAAGGGCTGTACGCAAACGCGCTTAATCGCTTTGTAAGTGCCGTTGTTGGTGAGTTAAACACTAAGCTTTCCGCGAACATCACGGCAGACGTGCGACCAGCTATTGACCCAATGGGTGATAACTATCTTGGAATGTTGGCAAATATTGTTAAGCAAGGTGCACTTGGCCAAAACCAATTTGAATATCTGGTGCGAAACCAAGGTTATTTGCCTGACGATATGCCGATTGCAATTATGCCTAAGCCAACAATGAAGGGAGGTGAAAAGGAAGATGAAGAAAATTAACGTCAAGGGCGCTGTCATGGATAACGATAGCGCGTGGTTTTACGACTACTTTGGCATGGACTATACAAGTCCTAAGTCAGTAGCAGACGTATTGAACGATGGTGAAGTTGATGATGTTGTGGTGAATATTTCATCGCCTGGTGGTGACGTGTTCGCAGCCAGTGAAATCTATTCAGAGTTGAAGGCATATCCAGGCAACGTCACGGTCAATGTACAAGGACTAGCAGCTAGTGCTGCATCTGTAATTGCGATGGCCGGCGACACGGTGAATATGGCTCCAACCGCTCAACTGATGATTCACAAGGCATCAACTACCCAAGGTGGCAACTCTGATGACATGGACAGTGCATCAGCAATGCTAAACAACACTGATAAGTCAATTGCAAATGCCTATCAACTAAAGACAGGTAAGTCACAAGCTGACCTGTTGCAAATGATGTCTAACGAAACATGGTTGAACGCACAAGATGCAGTTAATCAAGGCTTCGCAGACAGCATCATGTTTGTAGATGAAAATGCGCCACTGGTGACTAATTCACTGGAAGCTGCATTGCCACCTAAGTCAGCCATTAACAAGCTGATGAATATTATCGCTAATGATAAGCAAAAAGAAATTAACAACAAGACTGATATCCAGCCTGTGGACGATTTGAAAGCCCGCAAGTTGGATATTTTGCTAGACAAATAAATTTACGAGGTAAAAACATATGGATATTCAAGCATTGAACAACGCATGGGTTGAGGCTGGACAACGATTGTCTGACTTGCAAAACAAGGCGGCTTTGTTGGTAAACGACGACGCAGCAGACGTTGACGCTATTAACTCAATTAAGAACGACATCGACGTTGCAAAGGCTAAGCGTGACTTGGCAAAGGACAACTACGATCGTGCCGTTGAAGACCAAGCACATGCAGTTTTGAACGACCCAGACGCTGGCAAGAAGCCACTGAACGACGAAGAGGTCAATATCAAGGACAAGTTTGTTAAGGACTTTGTTGGAATGATGAAGAATGACCCAAAGGTGGTCAACTTGGTTTCATCATCAACTGATGAAAATGGAAACGCAATTGGTTTGACGATTCCACAAGACATTGAGACGGCTATCAACACGTTGAAGCGTCAATATGATTCATTGGAGCAATACGTCAACGTTGAAAAGGTTGGAACGTCTAACGGTTCACGTGTATTTGAGAAGTGGTCAGACATCACGCCATTGACTAACTTGGATGCAGAAGATGGTGTAATTGCCGACAACGACGACCCTAAGCTATCAACCATCAAGTATTTGATTAAGCGTTATGCAGGTATCACGACGGTAACTAACACGTTGTTGAAGGATACGGCAGAAAACATCTTGGCATGGTTGTCATCATGGATTGCAAAGAAGGTTGTTGTTACGCGTAACACTGCCATCATCGCTGCTATGAACGCAGCACCAACTAAGCCAACATTGGCAACGTTCGATGACATCAAGAAGATGGCGTTGACTGCTGTTGACCCAGCTATCCGTGCAACGTCATTCTTCATGACTAACACGTCTGGTATTGCTGTTTTGGCAACGGTTAAGGACGCAGACGGACGTTACTTGTTGCAACGTGATGTTACTCAACCTGAAAACTACATGATTGAGGGTAAGCAAGTAATCGAAATCGCTGACAAGTGGTTGCCTTCAAACAAGGGTGCAATGCCTTTGTACTTCGGTGACCTGAAGCAAGCTGTAACGTTGTTTGACCGTGAAAATATGTCATTGTTGTCAACTAACATTGGAGGCGGTGCCTTTGAGAAGGACTTGACTAAGCTACGTGTTATTGACCGCTTCGATGTTAAGACAACCGATGCCGATGCATTTGTGGCAGGGTCATTCACGGCTATTGCTGACCAACCTGCAAAGACTGTTCAACAAGCTGTTGCAGCCGGAACGCAAGCTTAATAGGCAGGTGAGTTAAATGACGGTCAATATTGAACAATTCAAGACACTAATGCGTGTTGATTTTGCTGATGATGACGCAATTATCAATGGCTACTTGTCTGCAGCTGAAAATTACATCAAGGATGCAATTGGAACGGATGGCAATTTCTATGCTCAACCTGCTGTTGTTGACCGTTACGAAACTGCTGTCTATGCCTATGCTGGCACGTTATACACGTACCGCATCAGTATGACAGAAGTTAAGGCGGTAACAATGGATGCCGCTGTCAACTCAATTGTTGGTCAGTTACGCGGTAAGTATGCGGAATGGGAGGAAGCAGCAGCACCAGCAAAGTAGGCTGTGAGACCGCCTCATAGAATGATAACAATACAGGGCTAATCCCTTGGGCGGTTATTTAACCTGACTAATTAAGTCCTAGCAGATAGTTGCCAAGAATCGTTAAAGGAGGTGCTTAATGGCAATGTTTAAACCTTCTGATTTCAATCACAAAGCAGATTTTGGCACAGTGGAATCAAGGCAGAATCCAAATAATGGATCAATCAAAAAGACCTTCGTAAAACAGTTCAGTATGTGGTATGCACCCAAGACCCGCACGTTAAATCAACAGTATCAAATTCAAGGTACTGCATTGGATAACACTAAGATCATCGTGGTACGACACAACGCTGCTGTGGAAGGTATCAAGGTTGCTCAGATTGATAGTGTGATGTATGACATTGTGCAATACTCACCAGATGAAAGTAATGCCATTATTGCGTATGACTTCGTAACTCTAAAACGGAGGGCATAGGTATGGCAGAACAATCATTAGAGGACATTTTGAACGCCTTTATTGAAGATACCGAAGCACTATCAACCAACATGACGGTTGAGGATAAGGCTAAGGTTACTAAGGCAGGTGCTGATGTGTTTGCTAAGGAACTCGAATCAGAGTACAAGGCTAACCACTACCGGCACCGGCAAACTGGTAAAGACCCACATTTGGCTGATTCAGTTATTACGCAGAGTACCAACGTAGACGGCATGAAAAATGGCTCATCAACAGTTGGGTTCTCAAAGGATAAGGCATACATTGCCAACTTCATTGAGAATGGTACTAAGTTTCCGATGTACACCTCAAAAGGTCGCAAGTACAAGCATGGTGGCCAGGTTGCTATTAACGGTGACCATGCAATCGATAACCTGCGTAACGACTCACAGTTGCAGGCTAAGATTGTTGAAGCTCAGGCAGAAGTATACAAGCAGATTATCGATAGGAGGAATAACCAATGACACCAGTGGAAGAAATCGATAACGTGGTTCATTCAGTGTTCCCCGATTGGCAAGTATACTTTTATACGATCCCCGAGGAAGTTATCGACAATAAGAATGTCACCCAAGTGCTGATTACTGAGAGCAACTCAGACATCACGACATACGGTGGTAACACGTTCAATGAGATGGCCTTTGGGTATCGTTTACAAGTCTTCTACGGGCTTGACGAAGAGAACCTTATTGGTAAAGAGATAACGCTGTACAAGGCCTTAGAAGCCAAGGAATGGCGTATCACGGACAGTCAGCCACGGTATTTGGATATTAGCCAAACCGATGGACAGCAAATGATTAAAAATATCGAAGTAAACAAAACAACGACACTAATGGAGATTGGCTATGACGGCTAGTCTCCTTTTTATTTGGAGGAATTAAAACATGGCACAAGTAGGATTGAAGAAGACGTATCTTGCATTGATTGACGCAGACGGAAAGATTTTGAAGGGTGACGCAGGTTTGACGGCTGACGGTTTGTACACATCAAATTTCAAGGATTTGGGTACTTCATCAGCCAATATCACTAATATTTCAACAAACGGTACGCAAGTGTTTGGTGATAACGGAATGGTTGATGTTACAAAGGCGAAGTCATTCCCGCAAGTCGCTGGTGTATGGAACAACTTGCCATTCGACATCAAGTCAAAGTTGTTGGGCCGAGAAGCAGATGGAAAGGGTGGTTACTTGCAATCACAAGACTTGCCACGAGTTGCATTGATTGTTGAGTCAGAAACACTTGACCGTAAGAACTCGATTTTGTATGCGTTCTCAAACGGACAAATGACGGAAGCTTCAGTCAATGTTCAAACTGACAACGCCAACGAAAACCGTGTTACGGACGCATTGACGTACCAATCATTTGGAGTTGATGACTGGAATGGCCAAGGAATGAAGATGTTCTTCTCTGGCGACACGGAGTTTGATAAGGCAGCAATGTTGTCAGAAGTCTTTGGTGGTTACACCGAAGCCACGACTACACCCAGTAACTAAAGTTAAAGCGATTGTCTTACAACCACGACAATAACCTGGTTCGAATGGGGTGAGAGGCCCTGCTAATACGAAAGGAATTAATTATGAACCTATCATTTCAAGAAATTCGCAAGGCACCGTTTACTGTGAAGTCATCAATCAAGAATTTGAAGAAGACGTATGCCATGCAACTGCACATGGCTAAGCTGCAAGACAGTTTTAGTGAAGATGAACCTATCGAAAGCATGCAAGCAATCAGCGACTCCCTACAAGCAACCGTTGATTATGTCGTTGATGTGTTGAAGTTGAAGCCTAACGAAGTTGATAAGTTGGAAGAGCTGGATCAAGAAGAACTTACGGCTTTGGCTCAACGATTGAACTTGCGAATTATGGGAATGTCAGAGCAAGAAATTGAGGACATTCAAAACGAGTCAGATGAAGAGGGTTTAGAACAAGCCCAGGCGAACGAGTAATCACATATCATAACCGCATTTTGGACTTAGAACTGTTCGAAAAGGACGTCATGGTTAATCTGCACTGGAGTGTTGATGATGTTGAGGAAACCGAGTACGAAAGTTTGATGTCTATCATGAATGCTTCAGAAGATAATCGCATGATGTCGTCAGAAGACATGATGAAAATGTGGAATGGACTACCAGGATAGAAAGGAGGTAAAACATGGCAAAAGAGAAAGTTGCGGGCCTACTTGCTACCGAAGTGGGACTGAATACTACGTCAGCCACAAAGTCCCTGAATGAGCTTAAATCAGCTGTTAAAGACTCAACAAACGAGTGGAAGCAAATGGAATCCCAGATGAAGGCTTCTGGTGATGAAATTGGGGCATCTGAAGCTAAGTACAAAGGGCTATCCCAGTCAGTTGAAAAGCAACAAGACGTGCTGCAAAAGTTGCGACAAGAGCAAGCTGAAGTTAACCGTTCAACTGAAGCCGGTGAAGCTACTTATCAGAAGTACGCTAGTCAAATAACCACGGCAGAGCGTCAATTGAACTCTATGATTGCGCAGCAAGCCAAGGCAAAACAAGCTTACGAACTCCAAGAGTCTGGAATTGCTGGTCTTAACAAGGAAATCCAACAGTCCATCAAGGAGACGGACGCTTATGTTGAACGATTGAAGGCCGAAGGTAAGGAAGAAGAAGCCCTTAAAGCTCAAAAGGAAGGCCTATCACGTACCCTTGATAAGCAATCTCAACTGTATGAAGCCCAGTCACGACAACTTGAGAAGATGACCAAGTCCGGTGACGCATCGAGTGAATCAATCAGCAAACAAAAGATTGCCTTGGATAAGACAGCCACGTCAATTGCTAAGGGTAAGCAAAGCCTTGAAGAGTTGGACTTGGGTCAATCTAAGGTAGGTAAGAACAACGGTGCTGAGGAGGCTTCAGGGAAGTTCTCAAAGCTAACTGGAGCGGTTGGTAAGACCACAGCAGGCCTAACGGCCACCGTAGCAGTTGCAGGAACCGCCTTAGCCGGCGTATCTAAGTTAGTTGGGGCCATCTATGACCAACAGGGTCAAGTTAACGCCCTGCAAGCTAAGACCACAGGTTCTTACAAGGAATCCAAGGAAGCTATCTCAGCTATCAACAAGCTGTATGCCCAAGGCTATGGTGAATCAGTTGAAGATTTGACTGAAACTTACACCAAGTTGAAGCAAATGAACCCAAAGGCTGAGGTTGGTGAACTGGCAGAGCAAACGAAGCTGGTAACCCAATATTCTAAGGCTTCTGGTGCTGATACTGAAGAAGTATTAAAGGGTGCTCAAAACGCTACGAAGGCTTGGAACATGAGCTACCAAGACTACTTCGACAATCTATTCACTTTGCAGAAGCAAGGTGGTGACGTTGGCGGTGAGATTTCCGACAACATGGCCGAGTATTCACAGGTACTTGGTCAAATGGGACTATCCGCCAAAGATTCATTCAGCATGATTGCCAATGGTATCAAGACTGGAGCTTACAACGGTGACAAGTTGCTGGACTTCACCAAGGAGTTCAGTATCAGCTTGAATGATGGTCGTATGGACAAGTCAATCAGTGAGTTCTCTAAGAAGTCACAGGACATGTTCCAAGGCTATAAGGACGGTAAGGTCACAGCTGGTGATATGTTCAAGCAAATCACTGGTGAGATGGGCAAGATGACCGATAAGCAGAAGGAAGCAACACTTGCTTCTAACCTGTGGAGTGCTTTGGGTGAAGACAATTCATTGAAGGTACTTGGATCACTTGGTAAGCAAAATAAGGCATTCTCCGATGTTTCAGGTACTGCTAAGAAGGCATCTGACCAGCTTAAGGAGTCTAACCCGTTTGAGTTGATGAAGCGCTCAGCAGAAGCGTCAGTTAGTTCAGTAACAATGTCAGCCACTGAGACCAAGAATTTCAAAAAGGCACTAGAGCCACTTCAGAAGGCAGTGAATAACTTTATCGACACGATGGTTAAGAACATGCCAGCAATCGTTAAGGCAATCACGCCAGTGGTTAACTTTGTTGCAGACCACGGTAAGTTGATCTTGGGCGTGCTAACCACCATGTTGGCTTTGAACTTTACGGGTAAAGCCATAAATGGGATAAGTAATCTGCATGGTTCGATTAAGGACTTGATGCCAACGGTCACTAATGCAGCCAAGAAAGGTAAGGACGCTTTTAAATGGACTGCCTCACTTGGACGTACTGCTTTTACAAAGAGTATTGGTGCTATTAAGACGGCCTCAATTGTAACTGGCAAGTTGATTGGTAAATCATTGAAGTTTACAGCCTCAATTGCTACCAAAGGGGCTAACTTGGCTATGGCTGGGCTTGTGAAGACAGCTAAGGCTACTGGCCAAGGACTTAAGTTGGCATTTAACTTCCTGAAGGCTAATCCACTTATCTTGTTGATAACAGCAATCACGGCCGTTGTGGTGGCTTTGGTTGAACTGTACAAGCACAATAAGAAGTTCCGAAAGTTCGTTAATGACTTAGTTGCATCAGCTAAGAAGTTTTTTAACGGAGTGGTTAAGTTTTTCACCAATGCATGGAAGTCAGTGACAAAGGGGTTCAATTCTTTCAACAAGTCTTTCAGCAAAGGTTGGGACTCGTTCACTGATTGGATTGGCAAGACATGGAACAATGGTTGGAAGTATGTTGGGAACGTATTCGATAAATACATCAACATTTTCAAGAAAACATTGAAGCTGTTTACCGACTTCTTCACTGGTAACTGGGGTAATCTTGCCAAAGATTTGCGTAACGTTTGGAACGCACTTTGGGGCTATCTGGAGTCAATATTTGGCAACAAGGTTAATTCAATTAAGCGTGGAGTTGAGAATTTTGGTAGTTCAATTTGGAACTTGTTCGGACGAATTAAGAACAACGTTTCCAACTTCTGGTCAAACATGTGGGACGGCTTGAAGAACTTCGCACGTGATGGAATTAACGGTGTAATCGGTATCATCAACGGCGGTATTGGTGGCATTAACAGCGTTATTCACACTTTTGGTGGAAAGGCTAACGCTATTTCTAAGATACCTAAGTTTGCAAATGGTACTAAGGGGGCACCAAAGGGGCTTGCAATCGTTAATGACGCACCAGGCGAACACTATAAGGAAGCAATCATTGATAACTCTGGTAAAGCCACAGTGCTTGAAGGACGTAATCGACTGGTTAACTTCAGTGGTGGTGAGACTGTTATCCCTGCACATGCTTTGCCACACTTTGCTGACGGGACTGACGGTTGGCTAGACACAGCAGTTGGTTGGATCAAGGACAAGTGGGACAAGTTAACAGAGTTCATCTCACACCCGATTAAGTCGTTGGGTAATATCATGAACAAAGCAGTTGAAAACATTTCAGGTTCAGCGCTTGTAACTAACGTCGCACCAGCAATGGGGAACGGCTTTGTGCAAGGTATTTCGCAACCAATCGTAAACTTGTTCAAGTCGCTCAAAAAGAAGCACGACGACGAAGGACAGCAGGCTCCAGCGGGGTCTGGCGTTCAGCGTTGGAAAGACCAAGTAGTTTCAGCATTGAAGGCGAATGGTCTTTCAACTTCTGATGGCATGGTTAACAAAGTTTTGCGTCAAATCGCTACTGAATCAGGCGGTAATGAAAAAGCGGTGCAAGGGGGTTACACTGACATCAACACCATTACGGGTGATTTGGCTAAGGGTCTTATGCAGACAATCTCTGCAACGTTCAATGCGTACAAGTTCCCTGGTCATGGCAATATCTTCAATGGTTACGACAATCTGTTGGCTGCTTTAAACTACGCTAAGCACCGTTATGGTTCTGATTTGTCATTCCTCGGTCAAGGCCACGGATATGAGAACGGTGGTATTGTTTCAACTCATGGACTTTACGAAGTAGCAGAGCGAAACATGCCGGAAATCATCATTCCACTAGACCCAGCGAAGAAAATGCGAGCAAATGACTTGCTAGAACAAGCTAACGCACGTATCAACGGCAACCGCAATGCTAGCCAAGCACAAATCGTTCAGGAAGGTGACACGTATCAGATTGAAATCAATGTGAATGCTGATGTTACGCCTGGTACGTTGAAGAAATTGCAACAAGCAGTTGAAGATGCAATAACACGCAAACAAAATGCTAAATCACGAGCGTTTGGATAGAATGGAGGACAGAAAGATTGGAAAGAGGAAGTTTCGTATTAGGTCACCAATTGACCTCTCAACAATTAAGTGCACGTATCATGAATTACCCTATTGCTACTGTGCCTGAACGGAAAAATACATTGAACACTAGTCCGGTCGGTATTGATCGGGCTATTTTATTTGACGATAAAGCCTATAACAATCGTGAAATTTCGGTCGTGATTGGTTTTGAAGGCAAAAATGCTGATGCCAACATTCAAAAGTTTTTGAGTGCATTAGATACTGGCAAGTATGTTGACTTTCAAATGTATTCAGACGCAAATTACACGTACCAAGTGGTTAGACAATCAACTGGTACAATCGCACGACCTACCTATTCAGACAGTTATAGAGAGTTAACAATCACGCTAAGTGCAGCACCTTATAAGTATGTGACGCCTGCTAAGACTTCAACTGTCACCACAACGCAATCAACATTGGTTAATCCGACGAACTACGTTGCTAAGCCATACATCAAGATTGTCGGTGACGGTGCTATCACGCTGACGGTCAACGGTACGGCTTACAAGTTTTCTGATGTTAAGGGGTCAATCGAGCTAGACAGCGCTATGCAGAACGTGTGGCGTGTAGACAGCGGTGTAATGGTCAACGAAAACGCGAAAATGGCAATTGGGCCGTTCCCTGTGTTGAAACCGGGGGCTAATACTGTGAAATTGAGCGCAGGCACCGCAACAATTGAGATGAGATGGAGGACACTATGACACCGATTCTATATTCAAGTGATGAAATTGATCTTTTGAATAACGGCTTGGGTCAACTGGTGGACTTGTACGACGTCGATATTCAGGAACAACGAAATGGATTGCTTAACTTAACGGCATATTATCCGGTGAACGGGCAACATTACGCGGATATCAGTGAAGGTAATATTATCCTTGCTAAGCCGTCACCACTTGATGATAATCACGCATTTCGTATCGTTAACACCCAACTTGATATTTCTGGTTATGCAGTACAAATCGAAGCAGATTCAATCACCTATGACCTGACACATAACATTGTTAAGTCGGTTGTCATGCAGGGTGACGGTCAAAATGCTATGAAAACACTTCAAAATGCTGTCCTAAACCCAAGTATCTTCACGTTCTACTCTGACATCACGGCAACCGGTTTTTCTGAATTGAACTTCGTTAATCCAATGGAAGCAATCGCTGGTATTGAGGGTTCATTCTTGCAAAAGTGGGGTGGTGAACTAAAGCGTGAGAACCGTCGTGTTGCAATGTTTAACCGTCGTGGACGTGATAATGTTGCAACATTCCGACTTGGCAAAAACATTAGTGGTCTGAAATATACAGTCGATACAGCTAACTTAGTTACGCAAATTATCCCAACTGTAACGATTACGAAAGGTGATGCTAGTCGTTATATCGAAGGAACACCAGTGTCGTCGAAGCGTATTGGCAACTATCCTGTGAAGTACATGCAACAGGTGGATTTGTCTGATGCGGTCAAAGTGAATGACGGTGACAGCGACGATACAATTCGCAAGAATATCAATTCAGTCGCAGCCGGTTGGTTCACACAATCAGAAAACACCGGCAAGGACTTGCCACAAGTGACGGTCGAAGTTGACGTGTTAAGTTTGCAAGACAGCGCTGATTATTCTGATAAGTTTGCCAAGCTGGAAACGATTGGCCTTACTGATACTGTCACGGTTTATGTGCCTGAATACGGTGTGAATGTGACAGCGATTGTTAATGAGTTGCACTATGATCCAATTGGTGAGCGTGTAACTAGTTTGGTTGTCGGTACCGCTAAGGTGAGTTTTGCAGATGCTAACAAGAGTGCATTATCAGACCTCGAAAACAAAGTTACGCAAGTGCAAGAACAGGCAACACAAGCCGTTACAAGCGCTAACGGAAAGAATTCAAATTATTACGGGCGCAATGAACCAACACACCCCCAAGAAGGCGACTTGTGGTATTGGGATGACGGTGAAAATTCTGGTATTAAGCAATTCGTGAATGGTGAGTGGATTGACCTAGTAGACACACAAACCAACGAGAGAATTGGCAATGCTGTCGATAGCGCCGTAAGCGAAGCAACATCATATGCAGACTCATTGAATTCGACGCAAGCTTCAATTGCTAATTCAATATCTGCAAGCACTGCGTCCGCATTGGCTAGTGCTTCAACTGCGCGTTCAATCTTGGCGTCTAACGCGTCAAGCATGGCGAACAGTGCAGCGTCTAAGGGTTCATCTGCGGCTAATAGTGCGTACACAGCCGCTATGTCCGGTGCCGCTGCTGCAGTGGACGCATTGAGCTCGGATGTTGGCGTCAAGATTACGTCAACTGCTGACTCGTTGAACGGTAAGCTTGCTACTGCAATTACATCAGCTAACGTGACTGCAAGTAGTTATGCGACGGTAGCCCGCAATGAAGCGATTGCTACGGCTTCGCAGAATACGGCGACCATTACAAGCGCCGCAATTTCAAACTTTGGTTCCCAGGTTGCATCCGCGTACGTGACGAACACGACGTTCAATCAGACGGTGAGTGGCATTCAACTGGCAGCTACGCAATTGCAGACACAAGTTAATGCAATGGGGCAGGTCAATCAACTAACAAATACTGAATTCAGTCCCGACTTTCTTGGCTGGACAACTGAATATCGTTGGCAAAACGGCATTATTTCGTCTGACTATTCGTTCTTCGCAAAAGAAATTTGGCGACTACAGTCATCAAATATCATGGACTATATTCTTGGTAACGATGCGACGATTATAAGTGAACCCATGCCGTATAGTGCGAGTGGTGGAACGGTATCAATTTCAGGCTACGTTGGTGCTGGCGGTGGAAATGACAGCGCTGTCGCGTTGCGAATTGTATTTTATGATTCCAATAAAAAGATGATTGCTACAAGCACAGGAGCAACGGCTACAACGAACACTACAATGACAGCAGTATCTGATTATATGACACCACCCCCTACAACGGCGTATGTGGCGATTAAATTAGCCTATTCTGGAACGACAGGTACTGCACGCCTATCAAGACCCATGATGGTGTTCAATAGCAAGTCAACTGGAAATTATGTTCCTGGTAATTACAACAATAACGCACGAGTATCATCACTGGAAGTTACCGTTGACGGTATTACCGGAGTTGTTAATGACCCTAGCAAGGGGTTAAGCGCGACCTGGAACTTGGCTAACAGCGGACAAACGTTGGCCGTTCAGGCAAGTAATGCGGCTGCTCAAGCAATCACGACTGCAAATGCAATTCAGACGAAAGTTTCGAAATTAGGCGCAATTAATCGATTACTGAATACCGAGTTTGACCCTGACCTACAAAGTTGGGTTGATTTTGGAAATGGATTTACGACAACTATTGACCGTAAGTGGCTGCAACATGGATCGAATAATATTAACCTGTACAGGTCTAACGATGATAATAATTGGAGGTACAAGACCCAGACCATTTCCGCGTCTGGCGGGGTCACGTTCAGCTTCGGTGTATGGGCGAAGGTTAATTCGATGGTTAGTTCGAACGGAATTCTGTATATTCACGTCAGAGCACTTGATGATTCACATGGCATTATTTCTGATTTGTATAAACCTTCGAACATCAAATCAACGAACGGATTTGAATATTTCAAGGTCGAAGGACTTGCTACGCCTACCGGTACAGAATACCTCGAAATTGCTTTAGGCATGAAATACGCCGGTGACGTGTCGTTCAATCAACCCATGCTGTCGTTCACAAAAACCTTGGGCGACTATGTTCCAGGTAATTATAGTAATAATGATTTGCTCGAAAGTTATCGCACACAGTTAGCCGGCCAGATTACTGATGAAGTTGCAAATAGAACAAGTGGCGATATTTCAGTCCGTACGCAATTGACGGATCTAGTAAATCAGCAGGTGCTGTCTGTAACGACAGGTTATCAAACTGCAATTACTCAAGCTTCTAATGCAATCATGGCGTCAGTGAGCGGGGTCAACTTATTCACGTTCAGTGGATTCGAAGACAGCGGCAATAACAAGTGGCCGGGTGCTCGACAAACCAGCGGAACCATTACTAAGTTTGGGTATTTTGATTCGGGTAATAACGGTATTTCAGTGACGTCAACGGCAGGGTGGCAAGGGTTCTGGCATTCCAACATCCTGGTATCGCCCGGTCAGGTTCTGTCGGCATCCGTGATGATCAACAATAACGGACGAAATGATGACGCTGGCAGATTGGACATTTGGTTTGTCGACAAGGATGACAACAGAGTGTCGCAAGGCGGTAGTGTGGGCATTGGTAGTGCTAGCGGTTGGGCAATGGCTAAAATTGAGAACATGACAGTCCCAAGCGACGCTGCTTACATGCAAGTATCACTTCTTAACGGAATTGCAACTGGGCCAACTCACTACGCGTTACCAATGGTCAATGTGGGAGCAAAAGCATTGCCATACACACCGGATGTTGCTGGACAAACGGCATTGCAGTTGTTTGCAGATAACTTTGCGCTCTCACTTACTGATAATATTGGCAACATTATAAGTGGTATTAACGGCGATACATCTGGACTGAATATTGTCGGAAAGAAAATTACAGTTAGTGGCGACACAACATTCATCGGTAATAACTTCATGGACGGCGCAATTATCAAGAGCGCATCAATTGGAACGGCACAGATTGCTGACGCCGCGATTAACTCAGCTAAGATTTCGTATCTTGATGTCTCGAAGTTGAGTGGAAACATCACCAATTTCGTTAAGTCTTACTGGTCGAACGCATACCAAAACTTGCAGATTGACGCAAACGCGATTGACTTCACTACGCCAGACTCACGCACTAAGATTGAAAACGGAGCCATCACCATGTGGCAGAATGCCGGTGGGTACTACCGACTTGGGGGATTGAGAGCAGTTAAAAGTTCCGCGGGTGGAGAAAACAACCACACTGCCGGTGTATATCTAGCGCTAGATGAATGGCAAACAACTAAAAACGGCGATAAGTATTGGAATTATGGTGGACCTGATTTCTTTGGTGGATCAGAGATTGGGCTGCTGCATTCAACAGGTGTTGACGGCAACGGAAACCCAACATACGGTGCTTTGATGAAGTGGAGTAATGCTTTGGCGGCTGGACGTCAAGAAGGCATTTCCAAAGGGTTCAACTTCTTTGATGATATTAACTTTCAAGGCAACAGCATCTTGGTGAATGGTGCAGCTAACAAAATGAAATTTACGTGGGTTTCTTGGTCTGACTGGGGAAATTACCATCTTATTGCGCTTACAAACGAAACGGCAAAGGCTGGTATCGCTATGAACAGCGATAATCTCGTGTTGTTTGGTATCGGTAAGCGAGCAGACGCAACGGGCGGTTGGAAAGTATAGAAAGGTTATTAAAAAATGGACGAATACACAATTACACGAGAAATCAAGAACACTAATGGCGTTGTTATCGCGAACATGGTCGGAACATTCAAGGGTCAAGGCGATACGCCTGTTATTATGACCGTTGGAACTGGTGCACCGGTTGGTTATAACGACGATGGTACGGCTATCTTGCTAGATACGGACGAACAAGCGGTACAAGACGCTCAACAAGCGTTCATGGCGGAACTAATTGCCAAGAATAAGAAGCTTAGCGAAATGAACGGATATAACCAAGATGATGTAAACGGAGGAATTGCATAATGGACCAAACACAACAAGTGATTCAAAACTTAGGAGTAGAAATCGCTAACAAGTCAATCGAAGTTGCTTCGCTTAAGGCGCAAGTTAGTGCTTTGCAGGCAGAACTTCAATCTATAAAGACACAACAACCAGCGCAAAACGAACAAACGGGGGCTTAAACTATGCTAGACGTAAACAAGAAGATTCACTTTGACGGTGTTCTATCAACTGACGCAACAGATGAACGAAACTCAATCGCCTATACCACGTTCTTGGGTGATGTGACTAAGGACGGTGTACCTTCAATGAGCTACTACATTTCAGATGAGAATATCTACAAGTCAAACTTGAAGGCATTCCGTGAAGCATGGGCGAACTTCCAAAACATTGTCTTTGATGAAGCTGACAAGGTAACCGCTGCGCTTGAAGCTGCCATGACAGAGGTGTAAGGAGGTAAGGGCTATGCAATTACCACATGACCTAGTTGGCTGGTTGTCCGTCATTGGTTCGTTTCTAGCGGGATTAGGATTTATCATCAAATTCACGTTCGTGCGCTCATTTGACAAACTATCCAATGACATTAGGGATTTAACGGCTAAACTAGGGCATCAAGATGATCGTCTTGATAAGCATGAGCTTCATCTTGTAAAGCATGACGAGTAAATTAAAACATTGTTCGAAAAGGAGCGATACCATGAATAACTTAATCGAGTTGGTAAAAGCGCTGTGGGAAATTGGAATCCTGCCAGCGCTTTTAATTTTGCTAATTGTTCATTTGCGAACGGTTGTTGACGACAACGCTAAGATGCAAACCGTTTTAGACATTGCTGAAAATGCTGTGAGCTGGGCAGAGGATAACTTTGACGGTGGAGCTAAGCAAAAGGCCGAAGCGTTAAAGTTTGTATCTGATGAACTATTGAAGTTGGATAAGGCGCATCTATTCACAGCAAGTGAAGTTGATACTGCGATTGAGTGGGCTGTTGGTAAGATGAAAGGAATGATTTAGCAGATGAATAAGTATATGAAGTTGGCTGTCGTAATGACGGCCTTTTTATTTGCCGGACTAACAGGTCAGTCAGCGTACGCAGCCAAGGGCGACCAGGGAGTTGACTGGTCAATCTATCAAGGGGCACAAGGTAAGTTTGGATATGGTCACGATAAGTTTGCTATCGCGCAAATTGGTGGTTATCACGGTTATATTTATGACCAATCGACTTATGCTACGCAAGTGCAATATGCAATCGCCCAGGGCAAGCGTGCACACACGTATGTGTGGTGGCAGGACATTAAAGACTATGGCACAGCTGATGCGGTGCTTGATTACTTCTTGCCAAAGGTACAAACGCCTAAGGGGTCAATCGTTGCGCTAGATGTTGAGAGCGGCGGACAGAATACCGACGTAATCATGCATGCCTTGCAACGCATCAAGGACGCTGGTTACACGCCGATGGTTTATGGGTACAAGAACTACTTGCAAGCATCTACAGACTTGCAACGTATCGCTAAGTCATATGAGCTTTGGCTCGCTGAATATCCCAACTATGAAGTGACGCCAGATCCCAATTACAACTATTTCCCATCGTTTGATAACGTTGGACTGTTTCAATTCACATCAACTTATGTTGCTGGTGGTTTGGACGGTAACGTTGACTTGAGCGGTGTTACTCATAATGGATACAAGAACGGTAATCCTAGCAAGCCAAACACGGACACGCCAGCTGTGAATGCCGGTAAGGAAGCCGACAGCACTCCGAAGTCAGATATTGCAGCGGGAATGACCGTTAAGGTAAACTTCAGTGCTAAGAACTACGCAACTGGTGAGAACATTCCTGACTATATCAAGGGTGTTCCACACACGGTTCTTGAAGTAGATGGTGACCGCGTGCTGCTTGATGACATCTATTCATGGGTAAACAAGAAAAATGTTGAAATCTTGGATGCTAACACGCAAGCTGACACAGCAGAATTCAATGGCGTGTTCGTTTTGGATAGCTGGCAGTACGAGTTTGGTGGTGTATATGCACGTAATGAAGATATGGCAATTCCGGTAGCTGATTATCACAACGACATGCCAGCGTCAGCAATCACGTTGACTGACCGTTTTGGAAATACTTTGACTGACCAAAATGGACTGGGTAACAACGGAGTTCCGGAATACTTCACTTTGAATGGTAAGTACAAGGTATTGCAACGCGTTGGATCATCGATTGAAGTAGAGATGAATGGTGAGTCGGTCTGGTTGAAGGCTGCATTCGCTAACTAGTTTTAAATTGGACCAACTTGCGACATTGAAACAGATACGCAAGTTGGTCCACATATGAATTAAGCCCGCTGGACTTGGATTAACTTCCTTGTCTGGCGGGCTTTTTTATTGTGGTCACTTTGGTCACTCTTTGGTCACTCGCCAATAATTCGCGGGCATATATCGCACATATATAGCCAAAACAAGGTGTTTTATGCCCGATATTTGGGTGAGATTTGTCAGTTTAGGCGGTGTATGTTATCGCTAAGTAATTTAATTACTTAACTAAGATTTGAAATCAGTTTAATAGACTGTTAAAAGACAGCATTACGATTTAGGTCGTGATGCTGTCTTTTTTAGTATCTCAATATTACGGTTATGTTAATCAATTTTTAGCCATAGTTCATTCACAATGTGTGAAATGTATCACAAGTTAAATAAAGTAAAATCGATTAACGTATGTTTCAGGTATGGTGCCTGTATATCGTTTATCGTCCTATTCATATTTGGTAAGCATTTGGGTGGTTTGTCGAAAAACATAACACATGGTATAAATAACGGTGTTAGAAAGCGCTTTCAAAATTACTATTAATTGAAATGATTTATGTTTAGGAGTATTGATATGACCCAGCAACTCACGCACGAAGAAGCCCGCCGTCAAGCTAAGGTGATTGTCGACCAAATGACGATTGATGAAAAGATTGGCCAAATTAAGTATGAAGCACCAGCTATTGACCGTTTGAACATTCCGGAATACAACTACTGGAACGAAGCGTTGCACGGTGTGGCGCGTGCTGGTGTGGCGACGGTTTTCCCACAAGCAATCGGACTTGCAGCAACGTTTGATGATCACTTGATTAATGAAATTGCCGATGTCATTGGAACGGAAGGACGTGCAAAGTATAACGAATTCACGAAGCATGAGGACCGTGACATCTACAAGGGATTGACGTTCTGGTCTCCTAACGTGAACATTTTCCGTGACCCACGTTGGGGTCGTGGTCACGAAACGTATGGTGAAGACCCATTCTTGACGTCAAAGTTTGGTGTGGCATTCATCAAGGGGTTGCAAGGACAAGCAAAGTACTTGAAGTTGGCCGCAACGGCAAAGCACTTTGCGGTCCACTCAGGTCCGGAAGGTTTGCGTCACGGCTTTGATGCAGTTGTGTCAGACAAGGACTTGTATGAGACGTACTTGCCAGCTTTCAAGGCCGCCGTTGAAGAGGCTGATGTTGAAAGTATCATGACAGCGTATAACGCAGTTGATGGCGTACCGGCCTCAGTAAGTGAAATGTTGTTGAAGGACATCCTACATGATAAGTGGTCATTCGAAGGCCACGTTGTCTCAGATTACATGGCACCAGAAGATGTGCATGAAAACCACAAGTATACGAAGGATGCTGCTGAAACGATGGGCTTGGCTATCAAGGCAGGATTGAACTTGGTTGCTGGACACATTGACCAATCATTGCATGAGGCATTGGATCGTGGTTTGGTGACTGAAGAAGAAATTACCAATGCGGTTATTTCACTTTACGCAACGCGCGTCCGTCTAGGAATGTTTGCAACGGATAATGAGTATGATGCTATTCCATACGAAGCGAACGATACCAAGGCACACAATAATTTGTCAGAAATTGCGGCTGAGAAGTCATTTGTTTTGTTGAAGAATGATGGCGTTTTGCCACTACGCAAGGAAACGATGGAAGCGATTGCCGTTGTCGGACCAAATGCGCACTCAGAAATTGCATTACTAGGTAACTACTTCGGTACATCATCACGTTCATACACTATCTTGGAAGGTATTCAAGAACGCCTTGGTGATGATGTGCGTGTACACTACAGTATTGGTTCAGGATTGTTCCAAGACCACGCTGCTGAGCCATTGGCCAAGGCTGATGAGCGTGAATCAGAAGCAGTTATTGCAGCCGAACACTCAGATGTCGTTGTGGCAGTCTTAGGACTTGATTCAACGATTGAAGGAGAAGAAGGTGATGCCGGTAACTCACAGGGTGCTGGTGATAAGCCAAACTTGTCATTGCCAGGACGTCAACGTCAATTGTTGGAGCGTTTGCTAACTGTCGGTAAGCCGGTCGTCGTTCTATTGGCATCGGGATCATCATTGCAGTTGGATGGTTTGGAGAACCACCCTAACTTACGCGCCATTATGCAAATTTGGTATCCGGGTGCTCGTGGTGGCTTGGCTGTTGCAGACGTCTTGTTTGGTGCGGTAAGTCCATCAGGAAAGTTGCCGGTAACGTTCTACAAGAACACAGATAACTTGCCTGCTTTTGAAGATTACAACATGGCAGGACGCACATACCGTTACATGACAGATGATGCGTTGTATCCATTTGGTTATGGTTTGACGTACTCATCAGTTGCCTTGTCAGATTTGCAAGTGAAGTCATATGAAGATACGGCAACGGTGACGGCAACGATTCAAAATACGGGTAATTTTGACACGGATGAAGTTGTTCAAGTTTACGTGAAGGATCTGGAATCAGAATTTGCGGTACCAAACGCACAATTGAAGGGATTTAAGCGTGTCTACTTGGGTAAGGGTGCTAAGCAAACGATTACATTTGATTTGCGTCCACAAGACTTTGAAGTGTTTGATGCGCATGGCCGTAACTTTATTGATAGTGAGCGTTTCGAAATCTCAGTTGGTGTGAGCCAACCAGATGCGCGCTCAATTGCGTTGACGGGCGTACAACCGTTGCAAACTGAGTTGAGCCTGGCAGGTAGTCAGACGACACATTAA